CGAGCCCCTCCTAAGGGCTAATTGCAGGTTCGATTCCTGCAGGGGACACCATTTATCAGTTCGCCTCCATCCGTACCAGTCCGCAAAATCCCCTGAATATCAAGCCTTCCGTAGATTCACAGTTCGTCATGGTTCGCGTCAGATCGTTGACAGCCGCACTCCATGACGGGTAAAAAGTGGATAAAATAATTTTACCCACCGGATTTTTACCCATGCTCACCGTTAAGCAGATTGAAGCAGCAAAGCCGAAAGAAAAACCATACCGCCTACTCGATGGTAATGGCCTGTACCTTTATGTCCCTGTATCAGGGAAAAAGGTATGGCAGCTTCGCTACAAGATTGACGGTAAGGAGAAAATCCTGACTGTCGGAAAATATCCGCTTATGACTTTGCAGGAAGCAAGGGATAAAGCATGGACCGCGAGGAAAGACATCTCGGTTGGCATCGATCCGGTAAAGGCGAAAAAGGCTTCATCTAACAACAATTCCTTTAGCGCCATTTACAAGGAATGGTACGAGCACAAGAAGCAAGTCTGGTCAGTAGGCTATGCAAATGAACTTGCAAAAATGTTTGATGACGACATTTTACCCATCATCGGCGGTCTTGAAATTCAGGATATTGAGCCGATGCAACTACTGGAAGTAATCCGCAGATTTGAAGATCGCGGTGCAATGGAGCGAGCAAATAAAGCCCGCAGAAGATGCGGCGAGGTTTTCCGTTACGCTATTGTCACTGGTAGGGCTAAATATAACCCGGCACCTGACCTTGCTGACGCCATGAAAGGATACCGCAAGAAGAACTTCCCGTTTCTTCCTGCAGACCAGATCCCGGCATTCAACAAAGCACTGGCAACATTTTCAGGAAGCATCGTATCGCTCATTGCGACCAAAGTTTTACGCTACACAGCCCTAAGAACGAAAGAGCTTCGTTCCATGCAATGGAAGAACGTCGATTTTGAAAACAGGATTATCACTATCGACGCCAGTGTGATGAAGGGACGCAAAATTCATGTGGTTCCTATGTCAGACCAGGTGGTTGAACTTCTCACTACGCTAAGCTCAATCACCAAACCAGTATCAGAGTTTGTTTTTGCCGGGCGTAACGATAAGAAGAAGCCAATCTGCGAGAACGCGGTATTACTTGTGATCAAACGAATCGGCTATGAGGGTCTGGAAAGCGGTCACGGATTCAGGCATGAATTCAGCACGATTATGAACGAGCACGAATGGCCTGCTGATGCTATTGAAGTGCAACTTGCACATGCCAACGGCGGATCTGTGCGCGGGATTTACAACCATGCTCAGTATCTAGATAAGCGCAGAGAAATGATGCAGTGGTGGGCAGATTGGCTTGATGGAGAGAAAAATAGCGCAACTTTTAGGCCACATCAATGAAATTGTTTTCCCATGCATGAGCAAAAATTAGAATAACATTGCATAGTCACAGTATCGATCATGATTCACAGCAATGATAGAATACAAATAAATTTAACATGTTTCCACAGAAACAATCACACATGTAGCATTCGTCTTTTTTTGATGTAATTAACATTAAATGGTATAACATATGGAACTGAAATACAGACCCGAAATTGATGGGTTGAGAACATTAGCTGTTTTACCTGTTATCTTTTTTCATGCAGGTGTTCAATGGATTCCTGGCGGCTTTCTTGGAGTAGATGTTTTTTTTGTTATTAGTGGTTTTTTAATTACCAGCATTTTGCTGAAAGAATGCAGCAATAGAACATTTACATTCTCTGGGTTTTATGAGAGAAGGGTTCGTAGAATTGCGCCTGCATTAATTCTAATGACATCAGTAACATTCATTATATCATTATTTATGATGGTTCCATATGACCTAAAGAATCTAGGTCAATCAGTTGTTGCAACAATTTTTTCAGCAAACAATATATTATTGTACTTAACGTCAGGATATTGGTCTACAGCATCTGAATTTAAACCATTGTATCACACATGGAGTCTTGCTGTAGAAGAACAGTATTATCTTGTAGCCCCTGTAATAATATATATAATTTACTCAATAAATCATAATAAACTAATAAAGAATAGTTTTATGTTTTTACTGGTAATATCAATTGCCAGTTTTTTATATGCAACAATTACAACAGTGCATAATATGGAGCTTTCATTTCTTATGCTCCCTTCAAGGGCGTGGGAGATTGCTCTTGGTGGGGTTGCCGCTATTGCGCACTATAAAATAAAAAGAAAAAGTAACATCTTAGCATACCTTGGTTTTTTATTGATAATATCAAGTTACTTCATTGTGAATGGTAAAAAATCACACCCTGGATTTGAAACATTATTTCCAGTTCTTGGTGCATGTTTGTTTTTAATGCATTCAAATGCATCTAAAGGAATTGGAAAGCTCATGTCAATAAAACCAATTGTGTTATGTGGCATGATAAGTTATTCTCTATACCTTTGGCATCAACCTGTTTTTGCATTTATAAGATTAAACTCAAAATTTGAACCGTCAACAACATATTTTATCGCATCCATTCCTTTAATTTTTATTATATCGTGGATGTCTTATGTTTTTGTAGAAAAACCATTCAGAAACAAGAGAAAAACATCTACAAAAAAAATCTTATCATATACATTAGCATTTTCGTTGGTGTTATCAGCATCAGGAATTTTGATGCACAAAACATATGGATTGCAAAATATCAGGCCTGATCTTGCATATGGAGGAAATCCACAGGAGTATGTGGATAGCCCGAAGAAATTAAAGAATATTGAGTTCTCAGACAATGGAAAGAAAATATTAATCATGGGTAACTCATATGCGAGAGATTTAATTAATGCAATATCTACAAAGATTAAAACAAATGATCTTAATATTGTATATTTTGAGGGTGGATGTGATTGGTCAATAGATAATAAAAATAAATTAGATTACTACTTGAATGACTCAGACATTATTTTATATTCGGAGAATTGGGGTGCAGGCGACTATAATAATAACGTTGAAAAGTTAAAACACTGTTACGATTACATAAAATCAAAAACAACTGCAAAAATGTACTTGATTGGCACAAAAAACTTCGGGTATAACAATAACTTTGCTGTTAACCTGTCTCTTAATGACAGAGTTTTAGCAAAAACATACCCGCTATCAAGATATATAGAGTTTAACAATAAGGCGAAAATGATTTTTGGCGATGACTACATAGATTTGTTTGACCTTATAAAAGACAACAATGGAATGGTTAGAGTTTTTGATGAGAATGGCAAATTTTTATCATATGATGCAAACCATCTAACGAAATATGGAGCAAGTTACATTGGAGAAGTCTTAGACAAAAAAACAGACTTACTTCAATCTTTGAAATAAAATATATAATTTATTAGTCGCTCCCCAAAAAAATATACCACCTCTTATGTTGAGGTGGTATATAGATAATAACTATAGACTATTGCGTTTGTTTATTTCTGCATCCTTTTTATCTCTCTACGCATATATGCAGCCTCAAGACAAAGTATTTCTTCGTAGCGTACAGTGTAACCTGAGTGAGCATCACGTGCCTCCTGAAGCATTACCTGAGTACCATCTTCTAAAATATCGTAAACAGCTTCTGTTGCTGGGGTATTGTCATAACATAGTATGCCATATTCGAATGGATCAACCCCATGTGATTCAAAAGCTGTCTTGATGTCTTGGGCTATGACCCCAATATGTCTCCGGGCTTTACTACCTTTTTCTGCCACGCTTGCCTTTAATTTATATGATACATACTGAACGTCACCCCAGGCGTCGAGAACAGCATCAGGTATTTGTGACTCTTCTGTTTTTGAGTTTCTGTCTGACGTGACCTGAAAAGCTGTTTGTGTATACCCACCTGACCATGCATATGCTGACGTTCCACATGTTTGAGCGTTCTGCCGACCAGGCCTAACATAATCTACGCCCCACACGAGAACCGTTGAGGTACCGATATTCCAGTATGCTATATTAGATGTACTATCAACTATTTGTTGTTGCTGATATTCTCCATTTTTTGTCCGGTATGTTGTTGTTTGAAAGGCTCTAGGCAGAAACTGTAAACCATTAGTGCTAAGGTTTCTTGTAGAGTTTTTAATGTCTGGGCTATTTCCGTCTTGTGTTCTTGCTATAGTCATTCCATCTGAGCAAGGTGGATGTCCATATTTAAGACGAAGATTTTCTATTACGGTAAGTGATTCTGAGCGATTGGTAACATCACCGGATTTTAGTAAGTACCATCCTGAAGAAGAGCTATTGTGTTCTACAATATTCTTAAACGTAAATTTAGGATCGGTATAATTCTCTGCATATTGCGGCTGATCCATTAAAACCAATCCTTTAAATTCTGAATCAGAGCGAGAGTTATTAATGTGCATCCCATCAAAAGTTATGTTGTCAGATTGTGTATTCTCTGTGCCATCTGTTCTTAAGTACAGAAAATTTCCCCCTTTGAAATACTCAAACCAACCATCAATAACTTTGAAATTAAAGAACTGCCTTAGTCTAAAAAATGCACCACCAAAAACCTCACCTTTCTCAATCCATGGATTGTTGATGGTAAAATTAAATCCACCTGTTATATCGAAGTAAATTCTTGCTCTACAGTTTTCGAATATTGGGTTATCCATAACATTGAGATTGAATGCTGCAAAGTTATTTGCACCAGACTTATTCGTAGTAAGAATATATCCTGAATCGTTCACAGATTTAAATTTAGGGTAATAATGATATACTGCAATCCATGAAGCATTCCATATAGTATGGAATGCTTCCCATGAGCAGTTATATGTTGCAAAGTTAGCCACCCACTCACCATCATCAGCCTCCATGAACACTGATTTCAGATCAGATACTCCATTACCAATAAACAGTATGTTTTCAAAAAGACATCTCTCAAATTTGAACATGCCTGGTTGAGTGAACATTGCATAGTTTCCTGATGCTTTGATGGTGGCCCTTCCATTTGGGCATACGATGCTAAAGACTTTACCTGCCGATGTAGCTATTGGCTTAGATGTCACGTAGACAAATCCAGCAGGAATTAACAATCCAGCATTAGCATTAAGCACAGAAATAACTTTGTCATCCACCTCTGGATTAGCTAAGCCACTTATTGCCCCTAAATCTTGTATGGATAGCAGGTCAGAATTTTTATCATGCTGAGTCCTTCTTATTGCATCAAAAAAAGGCTGTTTAACGCCAATTAACGCATCACCTTTACTTTCATCATCTAAATATTTACCCGTTTGAGCAAGCTGATTAACGATGTCAATACTGAATTGGTCGGGGTCATATTTCAGTACATTAGGGAAATAGAACTGCTGAGCACCGTACGCATCATAAACAGCCATAGAATGGCCCTGTACAGTAACGAATTTGGCAATCTGTCCGTTATATACAGGATAACCAGCAGCGTTAATGATGATTGGTTGCGAAACAGGAACGTGAGAGCCGTCTTCGTTCTCCACATAAACCTGAATCTGGTTTTCAGGATTTACCGGGTTAGTGTCAATTTTTCCTATATAAATTTTGCCATTGGCATTTGCTTTAAACGAGCGAGCTAAAGTAAATAACTGACTTGGTTGTGAAACAACAACGTTGTATAATTGTTCTGGCATAATAAACATTCCGGAGAAAATAATGAGTAAGAGACGTCACGAGGTAGTAACTCGGGAGCGCCTTATGGAGGTTCTCGATTACAATAAAGAAACAGGAATTTTCACTTGGAAAAAGAAATTAAGCGCCAGAGGTGCTGTTGGGAAAGTTGCTGGCACAATTTCTTATGGATATAACGCAATTAATATTGATGGCGTAAGATATTTTGCACATAGACTTGCCTGGCTGTATGTATATGGCGAATGGCCCAAACAAGAGATTGACCACATTGATAGAAACAGAAGAAATAACGCAATCTCAAACCTTAGGGATGTCAGCAGAGTCGTAAATGCATTAAATGTCGGACCTAGAAATAGCAATGCTGGAATCAAGGGGGTAACTTTCTGTCAAGCCAGAAATCAATGGCAAGCTCAGATAAATGTCTCAGGTAAAAACATAACCCTTGGGAGATTCAACACCATTGATGAAGCGGCTATAGCTTATAAGGCAGCAAACATGGTTGCTGACCATCTGTTGAGTAGGTGATATCTGACATTTCATTGCTCCAGACGAATGATATGATGCAACCATGATGTGATTGCATACCGAAATGGTACTATTGAGTATTTATCCAGTAGGTTACGATGCCATTCCACCCAACTGGTGAGGCATCAAGGATGTACAGCAAATACGACGAGGCGCAGTTTCACTTGAGACTTCCGCATGAACTCCACGAGAAAATTAAACAGCGCGCGAAGATGAATAACAGGTCGCTGAACTCTGAGATAATTGCAGCGATTGAAGAATCATTGACTAAACAAAGCTCTGCATCAGTTTACATTGACGATGCAGAGCGTATGGCAGAACAACAATCTGATATGGTTAAGAAAATTGTCTTTGATACGCTCAAGGAGCTATATAAAAAAGACAGCAACTAACCATCCATTACGGAGGATTTATGCAAAGAGATATGATGAATATTGCATTCTACATATTTGGTTTTTGCACTTTCCTGGTATTTGCAGAGCTATTCTGACAACGCATCAGACTTAGCCCCCTGCGTCAGAGCGTTAATTGCATTTTGTGCCTGCTGCATTGCTTTCTCAAAGGCTGTTGATCCGCGTGGGGTGTTTGCCATTCGGAGCATTGCATTTCTGAATGGCTCGCTCTCATAGGCGCGAGTAAGAAGTCCGTAGCTTACTGCTGCGCCAGTTGTCGCCGGGTTCATTGCCGTCCCATACCCAATAATGAACGGGATAGTTTGCTGTCCTGTGGGTGTTGTTACTGCCGCTTTTGCAGCCTGCTGCGTGGATTGCAGGTAGTTTTTCAATCCTTTCAGATAAGCAGCGTCCTGCCCCTTAAATGTGATGCCAGTCTGGTTTTGCAGGATGTTAAGCTGCCGAAGGAACTGGTCAGGGGATCCGCCAGATTTCTCCATCGCCTTTCCAATGATGCCATTGCGCATTTGCGCCCTGCCAACACGACCAACTGAGTTATACAGCGTCTTAATTTCAGATTTGTTCTTGCTGAATAGCATGTTGTTGACAACTTCCGGCGTCAGATCGCCTTTCATGAGAACATTCTTCAGCCTGGTATTCTTTAGTTTCGCTGCTTCGTCAGCGTAGACGGCATTGGCCTGCTGATATTTACGGAGAGTATCGTTGCCAAGATTCTGACCAATGGCACCATTGATATCGTCTGTCATCGCCTTGTAAACGCGCTGAATGGCGGCATCGGAACGGTTTGGTAACACTGGTCGCTCACCCTTCACGTCCATTCTGAACTGGCTGCGCAGGTCGCTTAATTGCTTCAAATCCAGATTTACCGGACCATCAGGACCAGCATTGCGAACAAGCTCATCACGATATGACTGAAGTTTTGAAATAGTCTCGTTATCAGCAACCTTACCAAGCTTCTGCAGGTTAGATATTTCTGTATCAATCTGCTGAATTGCTCGTGCAGGCTGAATGTTTACTCCAGCCATAGCATTCTGAACCTGCTCCAGTCGATTACCGGCGGCACGACGAATTCCTGATGTTTTCGCTTTAAGGCTGTCAATAACAACAGCTGGATCATACTCACCGAATTTATCAGCAAATCTCTGCACCAACTGGCTTCTCGCTTCCTGTTGCGTTGCTCTCATTCCGCTTGTGCCAGCCAGAGGGATATTTTCTGCTGTAGTCTGCGCCATTTTTCCGACGCGTGAAGTTGGTTGTAACAGGTCTGTGGTGTGCAGAGGAACTCCTTCACGCTCTGCAAATCTGATAGCCTGCTGCGCTTCTGGCGCAATAGCACCACGTACGCCACGATAAGCAGCACCTAATCCACGTCCGGCAGCGTTAATAGCACCGCCAGCCAGCACACCAACGCCTAAATCGGTGGCGAGTGCTTCCGCATCATCTTTCGCACTATTTGCAGCAAGTGATCCAACTGCGTTTTCAGCGAGAAGGCGAGTTGCACCCTGAGCAATTCGACCAGCAAGTGTTGGTGCCTGTGTTGCCGCTCTCTCAACGCCAGCAGGAGTGAGGTAAGGCAATGCTTCAGCAAATACCCTTCCCTCTGTCGTTTGTGGAGTCAGCGCGCCTTGCTGAAGGCCAAAGTCCTGCTCTAATCCCTGCGTTGTTACTCGTGGCGCTGGGTGATATGTACCATCGCCAATGCCGAGTTTACCGCCAGCCCAAGCCGCCGCGCTTGTTACAGCATCTGCAACTGATGCAGGTATGTTTGCCACGTTCACGCCAGCCTGCACCAGTCCGCGACCAGTCTCTTTTACTGCTTCGCCAAGATCAGACATAAATCCACTTTGCTGTGGTTGTTGCTGTGCTTCTGGTTGTTGTGTCTCCACTGGCTGCACAGATGGCAATGGATAGGCAGCATAGAAAGCTTGCTTAGCCTGCTCTGCATTTTCTCCGGCTTGCGGGGCCACGACTTCATTGAAGTATTGCTCCTGAGCCTGCGCTTTTTGTTCTGGTGCTAACGCCTGATACTGTGGAGAGGCGATAACATCTTTCCATGCTTTAGCCATTAATCACCCCATAGTGAAGAAAAGTTACTGCTGGCTGCTGGCTGTGATACCTGTGCAGGTTGAGATTGCTGCCGCTGAGATTTACCAACATTAACGTTATATTGTTGGTTGTAATTGTTGGTGTATTCCTGAATCTCACGAATCGACTGCTGCATAGCCTCCGGGCTTGAATAGTCAACCTGCGGCATCCCCTGAAAATACATCTTCGCTTCTGCAACGGTGTTAATACCACTGGCACCCATATCCCTTGCTGCCGCCACACCCTGATTCTGCATTCTGCCCTGAATACGTTGTGCTGAGTTATATAACTGGCGCTGCTCTTTTCCTGTTAATCGGCTGCGAACATCAGCACCAATTGCTGGATTACCTGCACCGCCTGTCATTCCTGTCATGAAATCGAGAGCAGAAGCGTCTGCATTTGCGATCGCGTCGATATCCTTCTTCATGGCATAGTTTTGTGCTGATGCAGACGATGTTGCAGGCGCTGCGATTGAACTGGCAGGAACGCGAACCATATTCCCCTCGTTGTCGATGCCTTCGTAGAACGCATTAGCCCCAGCGCCGTGAAGTTTCCCGCCTACCGTTACAGTTCTGCCATCTGATAACTGAACTGTACGCTCATCATTCCCAGCGGTTCCTCTTGTTGACGCTCGCTGCATTGCCAAATCCTGCCCGCGTCGCGCAGTAGAAGCAGATAAGTCCTGACCGCGCATCGTGATGTTCTGGCCTCGTGCTGTTAGCGCCTCGCCAGCCTGATTGCTGCGGATTGTCTCTGCAAGTTTTCCGCGATCAATCTCACGACCAGCCATCTTGTCCTGAACATTGAAGTAATCAATCGGACCAAGAGCAGCCATTCCAAGGTGATCAACAAACTCACCAAATCCTGAAGGGTTCTGCTGATACATCTGAGCAACGTTATTAGGGTCAACACCGACGCGAGTCAGTTCCTTGGCGTTGTTTTGCAGCCATGATTGCATTGCTTCTGGAGACGATGATGCAAGGCGGGCGCCAGCCGCTAAGGTGCCGATAGAATTGCGCTGGTCTTCATCAATGAACCCCATGCCTTTACGAACAGATTCAATCTGGTCTGGATATTGAGTAGCCAACTGACGCAAAGCACCGCGATCACCAGACGCATAAGCATTAGCGTATGCCTGCTGAAATTCTTTCTGCCGCTGAGCCTGCTTTTCCTGCTGAAACACCCCTGCAATACCTGAAAGACCTTGCAAAGCAGTCAGCCCAACATTGTTAGCGCCTGAACGCTCAATATCATTGTTCTGCCTGATAAGCTGAAGCGTATTGCCGATGTCATTTACGATCGGAGCGTTTGAGTTGACGCCGCCGATACCAGCCAACAATCCGCCGTTTGTTCCTTGCCAAGTAGCCATGATTACCCCTTAAAACAACGAGCCAAGCAATCCGATACCAGCACCAATGCCAGCGCCCCAAGGCGTTGATGCTCCCAAAAGGCTGGCAAGACCTGCACCGGCAATCGCACCAGACGTTCCGCCACTAATTGCCGTCTGAAGACTTGATGGTTTGTTGGCATTAGCAGCGGCAAGAGCTGCGCTTTGCTGTGCAATGCTGCTCATGTTGTTGGCGTACGTCTGCCCGGCGTTTGCCTGACCTTGCAGAGCACCAAGCCCAACGTTTGCCAGATTGTTGTAATTGCTCATCTGGTTTGATAACCAAGACTGACCGAGAGTCGGCGCGATCGTAGCCAGTTGATTGCTTGTGGCTGTCGAACCAAGTCCTCCCGTAGCCTCCGCAGCAGCAAGACTCTGGTAACGAGCCTGACCTGCAAGGTCTTTATACTGCTGAGAGTTGTAATACTGATTAAGTGCCTGACCCTGTCCTTCTAAACTGGAAAGGTTCTGAAGCTGGTTAACATACTGCTCCGCAAGAGGCGTGAACAGAGCAAGGTTTTTCATGATCGTCTGCCACTGCTGATTTTGCAGGTCTGCGGCATACTTCTGGGCTTCTGCTGCATACTTTGCGCTTTTATCTGAGCCACCTTTCCCGCCTTTTTCAGGGCACCAAGGTTCCTCGCCGCGCAGTTTTCTGCCCAGCTTAAATGCATATAACATGGCTATCTCCCGTGATTCAGGAAGTCGATTAGTTCTTCGCGTGTGGCGCTGTAAAAAGTCACGTCATCCACACCTTTAAAGTATTTCTTGATGGTTCCGACACGCTTAAGGCCAATCATTGCGCAGTAAATCTGCCCGTGGCGGAATTTGCGTGCGGCGAACGATGTGACGCACTGAACGGTGGTGTTAGTCAGAATGTATCGCCAGAACGCCAGCCCGATTTCCTTGCTGAATCCACGAACCTCTGGCAGGTACATGGCGTGGCAATCGAATGTAAGCGGCTGAATTTCCTGATAGTAAACAATGCCGCCAAACTGACCGTGCACGTTAACCTCAAAGTAACGGCATTCAGGCTTGTAGTCGTATCCATCACCGTTGTTGCTTCCGGCAATAATGTCAGGGTGATTTCCGACTGCTTCGATCAGGTCGATGTTTCGCGTTGGTTTGAACTGAATCATCACTGCTCCGCGATTATCTTGATGGTTGTGGCAGTAAACGCCGCACCATTTGACTGGATGGTTAACGTACTGCCATTTGTGGCAAGAAATCCGTCTTTATCCACGCTGAAGAACGTAGCTAACAGGATGTTGTCGGCTGTTGTCGCCGCATTACGACTGCTAACCAGTGTGTCAGGAACAGAGCCGGAAAAGGTTAGCTGCATTGACCTGTTGGCGGTTCCGCTGGGCCACGTCCCGACGATCGACAGCTTGAAGAACAAGGTTTTGTTCTCGTTGAACACAACCATCTTGTTGTTAACGGTATCGAAGAATGGTGCCAACGTGCCGGATGACGGCATGAGCGTTTTCAGCAGGCTAACAAGGTTGGTCGGCGCTGTCGGGATGGTTACAGATACGCCATAGTAAACAACCTCTGACTTTTTGCGAGTAGTGGCATACTCCAGAGCATCAATGCGCGTTTCATGGTCTGAAACCTGCAACTCCAGCGACTGAACTCTGGTATCAAGCGACGCAATATCGCTTTCATTCTGAGCGATTCGCGTTTCATGGTCCTGAAGAGTTGATTCTGCCTGGCTGATTCGCTCCTCATGATTAACAAGCGTTGCTTCCGCAGCAGAAATTCGCTGCTCATGGTCAGCGAGAATCACATCCTGCTCATCGTTCCTGACTTGTGCGTCATAAGCGCCCTGTCCGGCCTCGTTGGCCTTGTTCGCCACATTACCAACATCAGTACCCTGTGCGATAACGTAAAGCAGATACGACTGCGAGAAGATATTGCGTGGAAGTACTGATGTGTCGAGTCGTGTAGCCTGAATGATTACCGGAACATTGAGATTCGAATCCGCCATTACTCAATCCTTATCTGGCAGCCTGACAGAGTGACAGGTGACTTCGTGATAACGCGCAATTTGAAGCCGACATTTTTCCTGATGCGCCCGACTCGCTTCCACAAAACGCGTTTGTCGTAAACGAACGGTTCATTCTGCTCAATCATCTGCTCACGTCCGTAATTGATTCCGTCAGTGGTTGCAGAGAGAAAAAGGCGGTCGGCGTACTGCGCAACGCCAGTTGACGATTCAACCTCAAAGTCAAACACCCTGGCGTTATCCGCTTTGAACAACGGAGTAAACAGCAGGTGTTCTTGCTGTAGCCCATACTGGCTGCTGATATCGAACTGCAATTTCCCGGTCACGGACTCCAGCTTATCGCCGCACGTTATCTGATTGCCTTCGTAAATGAAGTCGATTGCGCGGTACACATCGTCATACAGGCCTGTTTTCAACACACACCATTGCGGACCATTGGCGCTTGAAGATGCGTCGTAAACAAGAACATGGCGCGGCAGGTGAATAATCAGCAACTCATGAGCATCAAACCGCAACGATTCCATCACGCCATCAGCCAGTTCATCAGCAGTGTAGGAGCGTAGTATTTTCTCAATGCTCGCGCTGGCGATTGGTGATACCTGACCGGAGCCGATGATGTATACAGACGGCGCACCCGTTGCCGGATTGCTGATGAACGCATACGAATCGGCGAACGGAGTTTTGCAGTAAGTCCCGGCAATGCCTTTCTGCACCATCAGTGATGGCTGTGCGACATACAAAGCAGCACCAACGGTGGTTGCACCAGTCAGGGAGAAATATTCAATCGTCGATGAACCAAAGCAGACGATGAAGTCTCGCCATGTTCCGATGCCGATGATGCCGTCAGGCTGAGACTCGGCACGATATTGTGCGCTGTAACGGTCAGGATGTGATTCGTCTTCAAGGTCAGTGATAAACCATGAATCAGTGCCGTCTTTTGACCACGCATAACGCCCGCGCAAGCGCGTAATGTCACGAACCGAACCTAACTCATACTGAGTGAATCCGCTATCTGTAGGCCAGTTTGAGACGGTTTTAACCGTGCCATCATAGCGATACTCGACCAGTTGACCATTAACGCCTACAGCCTGTGATGTCCGACCATGCGCCATTGATACGCGACCACTTCCGGCGACGTCACCGACTTCGCTTTCTCCTTTGTAGAGCTTCCCACCACACACGCGATAAACAGCACTCTGCGCCATGTTGTACTCAACGCCGCGAGATACACCGTTCACATCAGAACGCTTGGCAATGCCCGGGAATGAGCGAAGATATCCGCTGCTGTTCAGGATTTCTTTGGGGGTTGCCAGCATATTCACTGGCAGATAGTCGATATAGTCGGCGTTTCGGAAGTCTTTGCCGACACCTTTCATAAGCGGAAGTTGCTGAATAGGCATTATTCGCTCCCGTTATCGCAAGGTTCCTTTCGGTGGAAGTAATTCCAACCGTTCCACTTCGCCAACTGGTTTCCACTGCCAACAGGCATACGGTTTGGATAACCGGACTTACATTTAGCGGCTTTTGCTCTGTCCATTGCAGACAGTTTGACGAGTCGCTCTTTCCCGTATCTGGCAGTGGTTATAAGTTTTGCTGGCGCTTCCAGCGCATAATCCGGAGCAATGCGGCAGGCAAGGTTGAAAATGACGGCATTGATAGCGTTATTTGATAAACCGTGCTCATCGCCCGGATCCGGAGCGACATCTGCATCAGCAAAAATGTAGCCAACGTTGATCCCAGGTGACGCATCACCGCCAAGCCATTCAGCCATCATCATTTCAAGGTCGTTGACGCCGTCTTCCATAGACTGCGGTTCGACATCAGTTAACGTGGCATTTGATGCCACACCGAGCTTACGTAATGCCGCAAGGACTAGATCACCCTTCGTTGTCAGGTTCATCTGATGCCGCCTTAGGTTTTCGACCAGGCTTTTTACGCTGCTTTTCTTCTGGCTCTGGCTCTGGCTCTGGCTCTGGCTCTGGCTCTGGCTCTGGCTCTGCAACATCCTTCAGAAGGTCATCGGGATGTGCAAACCAACCAGCATCCAGATATTCATGAATCTCTTCGGCTTTCACGATTTCAAAGTCGTAGCCAACGCCTTTCCACTTCTTCATGTCGCCATGACGAAAGATCATGTGTGTCATGCTTGTCTCCAAATAAAAAAGGGAGCCGAAGCTCCCTCTGGTTATCACGCAGTCTGGTTAGGCAGACCAACACCAATTGCCTCTGGTCGTACAGCACATGCTGAATACCACACAGCAATACGGCACTTACCAGACAGAGTGTTGATATCACCCTGCGTTGCGAAGATGCCGTTAACACCAATACCTGGAATGCTGAAGGAAGACGTTTTCATGCCAGCAAACAGCTCATGGGTTACCGGAATCGGCTGAGACAGCAGGCGGATTGAGTCATCAGCCCAGAACACGTTAGCGGTGGTTGTTGCCACGTTAAGAACGTTTACCGGAGTGGTATCAGCAAGAGAGGTGTTTACGTTAGCGTAAGCCTTCTCTTCTTTTGTCAGTGACGCGTCATCCAGCGCAATAGGCTTCGGCGTGATTTCGATGTGAGTACCATCGATCACACGGGTGATTGAGAAAGTCGCGTCATCAGTCAGCACGTTCTTCGCCATCTGAGACAGGAATTTCACACCAGTGAAGCTGATTTTGTCGCCGCGCTTAAATCCGGTGGTGGAGGATACGGTCACCGTTGCAACACGGTTATCGACGTTCTCTTTGTTACCATCGGTATCAAGGGTGTATGCCTGCGGCTTAAACTTCTGCGCACCAGAAACAGTTACACCAGTAGCGGTTGACTTGGTAACTGCCGGAAGTTTCGGTGAGCGAAGAATTTCATCAAAGCCAGCAATCTGACGCTGAATAGTACCGTTGCGATACGCGTCTTCAGGAACGCGCCCAAAGATGTCACCATCTACCAGGTTGCGGCCTGCTTTGCGGTAATCGTCAGGGTTCAGGAAGTAACTGATGCCCATATCGCGGTTTAGCTCACGGGAGAACATCAGGCGCTCTGCATCAGACACAAAATCCCAGCCAGACAGGCCAGTAGATGGACCAATTGCGCGGGTATCGTGAACAACAAGTGAGCCCATTTCGGTTGCCTGTTTGGCAATTGCTGACTCAATGTTATTCGCCAGTTTTTTGGCGGATGCCTGGATGCGGCGACGGTAAGAACGCTCATCACGCAGGTCATCTGCACGAAGCTCGAAGAAATCGTTATCCGGATCGCCCATGTTGCATTTCACGGAGAGTTCAAGAATCCCGGTTGCGTTGCCAGTTAAATCCCAGCCAGTCTGGGTTGGCGCTTCCTGCTCAACAGGCATCCACACGGTGTTGCTTGAACGCTGCATGGATTCTGCCGGAGGGGTGTATTTTGTCACTTTGGACGCCATTGGCGTCAGGTTCTGGACGGTTTCGATGATTTCATCCAGAGCATACGTGACCAGTTGACCTTCATTTAATGCCATTATCGAATTCCTTTATTCAGTTGCGCCTTGAGCTTGCGGTATGTCTCTACATCCCCTTTGTTTGCTGCCGCTTCCATCTGCTTTTCAATCGCAGAGATATTTGCAGCAACAGCGTGTCCCTGAATGGGTTCATCAGGTAACGGGGCTTCTGAAACAGGCTTTGCTCGAGGCTTGAGAGTTAAACGTTCTGACAGTCGAGTGAGTTCAATCAGCGCGGATTGCCCGTCCATCGCCAGCAACTGGCGTGTTTTCTCAGGATTAGCACCAAGGTGATACATGAGAGCAGCGGATTTCTCCGGGAAGAGGCGCATGATGTCGGCACCGACTGCTGGCGGCACCAGTTGCATGAATGCATCCTCTTTCTCCTGATAGTCAGGGATGTTGAGCTTTTCCGCTGCGTCGTAGTGCTTACGGGCTGCCTCGACGTATTGCGCTGATTGCTGGGTGAACTCTTGAGTTTTGCGGCCCTGCTCGGCTACAGCCTGGCTTCGTGCGTCCATAGCCTTGATCTGCCATTCACTGTTTGCCTGCTGGAAGGCAGCCAGTGCGCGGCTCTGGTCATAGTCGTACTTAGCCAGTGCATCTTCGGAAAGATAATCGTTAGGGTCTGGTTGTTTTGGTAACTCAGGGTTCACCCGCAGGTGCTCCGGCAACTCTCCACGCTTAACCGCTTCCATCTGCTGCTCAAGCTCACGCTGGCGTTTGCGTTCGATGCGGCGACGGGCAAATTCAGCATTAGTTGCCGGGTCTTGTTTTGGTTTCTCATCGTCTTTCAGGACAATCTCGAAGCCTTCTTCCTGACTTGCGTTGTCGTTGGCATTATCGACAACTAAGCCATCAGCAGATGCCGCTGCATGATTGCCGGGCAGGGTTAATTCTTCAGAAGCCTGAATGTCGGTGGTTTGGTCCATGGTTAACTCTCTCTTATTGAGGTGTCTCGGCTACTCCGCCGGAGGGGATTTGAACTTGACGCATAAGATTCGCGAAATCCATGCGTTGTGAATGAGTCTGGTCTGCATCTTTAAGAAGCAGCTCAGCGTTAGCACGAGCATCTTTGCTGCGCTGTTGCTGGAATTGACCTACGAGCTTGAGGTACTCACGCAGTTCTGCCTGCTTGTCGAGGTCCATATTGTTGAAGATTTCCGCAATCTTCGCGGCGTTGAGTTGGTTTTGGGCTTCAACCTTGGCGGCTTCAACCTGAATCTGCGCCTGTTGGTTCTCTGCCTTGAGCAATTCAGCCTGACCTTGCAGAAGGATACCCTGCGCCTGAATTTGCTCTGCTGATGGCTGCTGCGGCTGCTGTTGAGCCTGCTGTACCATCTCCATCTCTTCAGGTGTTTCTGGTTTCTTCAGCCCCATCATCACCAGTTGCTTGTTCGCGTACTCTCGCATCATCTCGACGCCTTTACCATCAAGCAGCGTGAAGTATTGCAGCATCAGCATCTGGAACTCTGGAGTACCTTGTGGAACCTTGGTGAGTAACTCCTGAATCTCTGCGCGGTTCTGTTCCTTCATACTCTGGAAGGATGGTCCAACGTCTGTATAGCACTCATAGCGACCGCGAATGTCGTTGAGTGTGACCACATTGCCGGACTGGTAATCTACAACTTGCGCGTAGAGTTGAACGTCTTTCTCGCTTCCGTCTTCAAGAGTCAGCGTTACATGGCGAGGAACGTCATAAATATCGTTGACCATTGAGGCATAAATCTCGCCATCACGTCGCATTGCGGTAGACAGGTTATCCTGAAACACGTATGTCTCAAGGTCTGCCCGCATGTTCAGTTGATTGACGGTATCGAAAGCGACCTGACCATTTGCCGCCTGCGCATCCACGCCAAGACTAGCCACCTCTTTCACTGCGTTGGTGGCAGCCTCAAGCATGTAAGCGTTGGCTTGCGGCACTTCAGGGTTTTCCATGTAGGAGATTGGACCAATCGGCAGGTCGTTACCGTTTTCATCGGTCCTGTTCTGCAGATAGTACGGATAGTCATCATTTCCACCGTACATGTATTCGTAGCCTTCGATTTGCTCAGGGAAGAAGGTCGGTTTCTTCTTCGGTGAACGAGCAACAATATCGGCGTTGAATGACATGATCATGTTACGAAGGCGTTGACCGTCTTTCGTCAGCCTTACCACTCCTTCGTAGCACTCCTTGTCACCAGCGAATGACCATTCGCCATACACTGGAACGATTGGAATATGCTCTCCGGCTATCTTCTCGCGGTCTTTCAGTATCTGCGTGCAGGTGATGATCGACTTATACACACGCCGACGCTTCACCTTGCGCTCTGCTACCTTAATGAATCCACGATTAGCCAGGTCGTCGATAACGTCTTTAATATCCTGCTGGTAATAGCTGACTGGCTCACCTGTCAACGGGTCTCGGTATATGAAGACTTTCTCTTTCTTCTCTTCGACCTCGTAATACTCAGCGACGTAGACGACATCATTCGATACCCACGGAAACAGCCATGTATCGTTCGGATTCTGGAAAGATGGCAAGGTATCCGGATCAATACCGTAATCCTCTGCGAACTCTTTCCAGCCATTGCGTGACAAGGCGTTAATCACCGTGCAGTGCTTAGCGTCGCTCTTATCCATCTGCTTGCTGTTGGCGTCCCATATGACGTGTGAGCAGGCTTCATGGATTGGCAGGCGTCGGATTACCTGATTGTTGCTTGTTGGATCGTTGTCTTCATACTGCGTGACCAGACGCCATGCACCAACGCCTGACTCTATCTGCTCACGAACGCCAACGTTAACGGCAATTTTTGCCGTATTATGGCGCATATCAGTACGATACATCCCCATCAGCACATCGGCAGCATCAGGATTAGCGCCGTCTTTTGGTCTGAAGAGAACATCGATAGGGTTCCGGCGCATCTCTGCGACCAGCTTCCTGACCACCGGGCGAACAACATCGAATTGTCCGCGATATTGCAGGGTGGTGTAGTTTGATAGCCAGTCATCCCATTGCGACACTCGGCTAAAATACAGGTCATTTGTCGCCTCGGTTCTGGCTTCATCGCTCGCCATCCAGTCTGCGTCAAACTTACACAGAATGGAATTGAGTCTGTTTTCGTCGGCCATTTAAGTTCTCCGTGCGATGGGCCTGATTGGGGCTGGTATCTTTTTCTCTTTTGGTTTTTTGATGTCGCGCATCATTTTTGCGAAGCGGCGCATCATGTATGCATAGCGAACGGCGGATAGCACGTCGTCGTTAAGCTTGACGATTTTCCCGTTTTCATCACGGTGATAGAGGCGAAACTCCTCAAAGAATGGCTCACAGGTGTTGAATACTTTGAAGCGACCATCAAGCATCATGTCGCGCAATTCAGTGATGCCAGGCTCAACAGCATTACCGCCATCAGGCCATGTCGCATGCTCCTGCAACATCATAAAACCAGCGTCGGCATACTGCCCTTTGAGCTGCTCACCGCCGCCCTTCTCATGCTGGTTTCCGTCATGAGGCCATGCGGTTGGCACTTTATGCGCCCATGATTTAACGGCTCCCCATGCCTGAACGGCTGTTTTTTCTTTCGCCTTCCACACGCGTGAAACGTAGATTGTGTCTGCGTCCTTATCCCACCAAAGCTGAACCTGCGCCTGTGGGTGATCCCATCCGAAATCCATCCCGCCAATTACGTAGAAGTGATCAGGACACTCGAACGGCTGACACTTAATTGTCTCTTCCGGTATCTGGAAGATTCGACCACTACCCATCGTAGGAATACCGCGAGCACGCGCCTCTCTCTCATGCTCAGGATAGGATGCGATGATTTGCTCTTTCTGCTCGTCGGTGTAGTGCTCAGCGTCATAGATGGTCATGTTGACCACTTTCTGCGACTTGCTGGGATTCTTCAGGAACTTGGTAACAACGTCAGACATCCCCATCAGCGGGGTAAACGTCAGAATTGAGAATTGCCCGTATTTGTTGGTACGGGTAAGACCTTCGCCATAAATGCTGTATGGTGGCTCTTCGTCAAACCACACGCCGTGGATTGTGTCACCCTGCCAGCGAGCGCGGCCTTGCGAGTATGGTTTGAAGTAGCAGATTGAAATGCCATCTTCAACGCCATCAGCCGTGTGATGCTTAACCAGAAGATGATCAACAAGGTTCGGAAAGAAAGGAGACTTCTTCCAGCTAATGATGTCCTCTTTCGGTATTGAACCGTAGCCCGGTTCATCATTCTCTTCAATACGACCGCACAGGATGCGTTGAGTCGTTTTGGTTACAGTCTCGTTTGTCTCGCCACCAATCCAGAAGACAACAGGCTCATAAAAACGCTTACCTTTCCACTCACCGCCATATTTACCATCAGCAGGATAGCCTTTTGTGCCCGGATAACGCCCTGTAAGGTGAAACGCTACTTCAGCAGCACCAGTAAATGACTTACCAAGCTGGTTACCAGCCATAAAACAGCGCTCTGGATAGTCATGCCCGGCGTCGATGAACTCACGCTGTTTGCTGTATGGCGTAAATTCATATAGCAGGTGTGTGTTCCGGTAGTTCTCTTCTTCTTCGAGTAGCTCGAGCAATTCGATTTGCTCTTCGTCGCTCAGGTTATCAAGAATCGCGTCCAGTTCCACGGTTGAATAGCTCCTTGATACGAGAGCGTCGCTTATCGCGATCTCCCTTATCAGGTGTCACGTCTTCAACTTGCGACTGCTCTTTGAGGCCCAAATCACGGGCGATGATGTTAGCGTTGAGAAGGTCAGCGGCTGCGCCAGAGAATTTCTGGTCGTAGATGACCTGCTCTGCTCGCGTAACGACTTCAGATAAATCTTCTCGCAGGCGATATGTGCGCCATGTTTCAAGCGTCACATCAATGAACAGAGTGAGGCCGGTAATAGTCATCGCTCGCATCTTGGCGATAGGCTCTTGTATCACTTCACCCTGATACGAGAATGCCTTCATCTCCCATAGCGGGTTAGCTTCCACCCACTCGAAGTATTCACAACAAGCAGCCCACAGCGCCTCAGGCGATTCGAATTTAGGATTTCGCCCATGACTACTGCGGGCTTCCCAAAATCGGTTGCCCTTTGGTGCTGCCATATTCATCTCACTTAGTTGTTATTTCAGGTTGAGCATCATGCTCCGGTAGTGAACAGGTCTAACGCTTCCTTCGATTTACGCACCGCTTCGATAGTTCTGGTCGTGATATCTGAATTAGCGCCGCCTGACTGGAAGTGAATTTTGAATAGCTCAAGCTTCAGCTCGTCAGTGCCAATGAATTGAAATGCTTCCTCTGCGGCTGCGTTCTGGTTCATGACCAGTTTATAAATCTCTAACTGGAATTTCTGTTCTTCAGTCATGGGAATAATCTCTGCCATTGTTGGCTCCGTTTATCCGTTAAAAGGGATATCAGTTAAGTTATCCCGTGCAGGGTATAAGCCATTATCAAAGCCACTCTGTAGGGAGTGGCTTTTGTAATGGCTATAAAAAGCCCCGCGAATGCGAGGCTAAATCCTGGTATTTGTAATGACTGGCTCTTATCTCAACGCAGCCCCTTACCGCGCGCAAGATGCTCAATATCAAGCATCAGCAATGAGATGTTTAATCTGGATTCACTCCAGAAGTGATCACCACCCTGTCTACAGAGCCAGATGTGAAGGATGATGAGTAAAATTATCGCTATCATCGAAGGCATTGCGTCCTGATGTATTCCTGAAGCGTTCTCAGTGCTGTTTGGTCGCGGATAATTCCGTCCCGGACACCGAGAACGTTTCGTCCAGCAACTGGAGAGAGTTCGACGGTGGCATCATTGCCCATGCCGGAGGCGCTGGAGGTTTCGGCTGAGGATGGCACAGGGCATTTTCCTTTGACGAGCACCCGACCACCATTATCAAGCTTACGCCGAAGAGCATCATTTTCAGCTTTCGCATCAGCTAACTCCTTCGTGTATTTAGCATCGAGTGCATCAGCAGAACGCTGGCGCTGCTGCATGTCAGTAATGGTGGCGGTCGCCTGCTTCAGCTCACTGACTTTTTTATCTCGCTGTTCTTTGTAGGCGATGGCGTTATCACGGTAATGATTAACAGCCCATGACAGGCAGACGATGATGCAGATAACCAGAGCGGAGATAATCGCGGTTACTCTGCTCATACCTCAATCTCTCTGACCGTTCCGCCAGCCTCTTTGAATTTTGCAATCAGGCTGTCAGCCTTATGCTCGAACTGACCATAACCAGCCCCCGGCAGTGAAGCCCAGATATTGCTGCAACGGTCGATAGCCTGACGGATATCACCGCGATCAATCATCGGTAAAGCGCCACGCTCTTTAATCTGCTGCAATGCCACTGCGTCCTGGCTTTTGGGAGAGAAGTCTTTCAGGCCAAGTTGCTTGCGGTAGGCATCCCACCAACGTGAAAGAAGCTGGTAACGTCCGGCGGCTGTTGATTTGAGCTTTGGGTTTAGCGTGACAAGTTTGCGAGGGTGATCTGAGTAATCAGTGAATAGCTCTCCGCCAACAATGACGTCATAACCATGATTTCTGGTTTTCTGTCGTCCGTTATCTGTTCCCTCTGACCACGCCAGCATATCGAGGAACGCCTTACGTTGATTATTGATTTCCACCATCTTCTACTCCGGCTTTTTTAGCAGCGAAGCGTTTGATAAGCGAACCAATCGAGTCAGTACCGATGTAGCCGATGAACACGCTCGTTATATAAGCGAGATTGCTACTTAGTCCGGCGAAGTCGAGAAGGTCACGAATGAACCAGGCGATAATGGCGCACATCGTTGCGTCGATTACTGTTTTTGTAAACGCACCGCCATTATATCTGCCGCGAAGGTACGCCATTGCAAACGCAAGGATTGCCCCGATGCCTTGTTCCTTTGCCGCGAGAATGGCGGCTAACAGGTCATGTTTTTCTGGCATCTTCATGTCTTACCCCCAATAAGGGGATTTGCTCTATTTAATTAGGAATAAGGTCGATTACTGATAGAACAAATCCAGGCTACTGTGTTTAGTAATCAGATTTGTTCGTGACCGATATGCACGGGAAAAACGGCAGGAGGTTGTTAGCGCAACCTCTTGCCACCCGCTTTCACGAAGCCAGCCATTGAGCTGGTTTTCTTTTATGCAAAGCACACCGCACCGTAGCCACAGCGGATAAGGTGATTATTTTTGTCTGTCTGGTATTTGGTTTGATGTGCTTTCAGAAAGGCCGTGCTTAAAACGCAAAAAGCCCCGAGCTATTAACTCAGGGCTTTATTTAACGAGTGCATTTATCCATCGTTGAGTCAAATTTACCCAACTTTATTCAAAAAGTCAATATCATGCCGTTAATATGTTGCCATCCGTGGCAATCATGCTGCTAACGTGTGACCGCATTCAAAATGTTGTCTGCGATTGACTCTTCCTTGTGGCATTGCACCACCAGAGCGTCATACAGCGGCTTAACAGTGCGTGACCAGGTGGGTTGAGTAAGGTTTGGGATTAGCATCGTTACAGCGCGATATGCGGCGCTTGCTGGCATTCTTGAATAGCCGACACCTTTGCATCTTCCGCATTCTTTCTCAACAACTCTCCCCCACAGCTCTGTTTTGGCAATATCGACCGCACGGCCTGTACCGTGGCAATCTCTGCATCTTGCGCCCGGTGTCGCGGCACTACGGCAATAATCCGCATAAGCGAATGTTGCGAGCACTTGCAGTACCTTTGCCTTAGTATTTCCTTCGAGCTTTGCCACACCACGGTATTTCCCCGATACCTTGTGTGCAAATTGCATCAGATAGTTGATAGCCTTTTGTTTGTCGTTCTGGCTGAGTTCGTGCTTACCACAGAATGCAGCCATTCCGAATCCGGCTTGTGATTGCGCCATCCCCATAGCAGCCATCACATCAGTACCGGAAAGAGAGTCAGAAGCCGTGGCCCGTGGTGAGTCACTCATCATCGGGCTTTTTGGCGAATGAAATTTAGCTACGCTTTCGAGTCTCATGCGCCTTCTCCCTGTACCTGAATCAATGTGAGGTTTCCGCAGAACACTGCGCCGGTATCGATATACATCTGGTTGGCAAACTTGAGTGGTTTCACTGCTGGCGTATGACCAAAGATGAACGTGTCCGCGCCTTTGATTTCTTTCACGATCCCGTCTTGTGAGTTGCTGATTCGTTCGCGGTTCCAGATTACCTGCTGATGATCAACTGGTTTTCCAAACTCGTATTCGTCACAAGGATAATCGGCGTGGCAGATGACATATTTTTTATCTTTGCTCACCAGTTCGATGATTAACGGAAGTTCATCTGCTTTATGGGCAAGAGCTTTAGCCAGAATTTCTTTGTCGTAATCGAGATTAAAGAACCATCCACCGCCATTAAGCAGCCAGTGATTAACGTTTCCACGCTCTGATAAGCCATCAATCATCATTTGCTCATGGTTTCCACGTACAGCTCTGAACCAGGGGAATGTGATTAATTCCAGGCATTCGACGTTCTCTGTACCGCGATCAACCAAATCGCCCACTGAGATAAGCAGGTCTTTTTTGGTGTCGAATCCTATCGTCTCCAGTTTTTTCATCAGGTTCGTGTAGCATCCGTGCAGATCGCCAACTACCAAAATATTTCGGTATTTGCTGCCATCAATTTTTTCGTAATAGCGCATCTCTTTCACTCCATCCGCGATGAACCATGAGAACGTCGTTGACGATGGCGTGCATTTTCCCGTCTTTATCATCAACGTATTTTCTGACCGTACCGCGACTACATTTCAGTCTGCGTGCTACTTCTGTCTGGTTTCCGTATGCTTCAACGAGCATGTCTGGAATGGTTTTTACTGAGAACGTCATGCGGCCTCACTTCTGCTATTTCGTAGGTCTTTGAGTTTCTGTTGGTACTCTGCCTTGATCGCCTTGCACTCTTCGATAGTCCAGCGATGGCGGTTATGGTTTGATTCGATTTCGTCTACTGCTTCCTGCCCGATGCGGCTAATCAGTTCGACGCGATACGGAACGAGATTTCCGCTTTTGTGCTGGTTGCACACCACGCATTGCTTGTGAATATTGCGTTCATCAAATCGGAGTTGAGGTGCCGCAGCAGTTGTCCGGTAATGCCCGGCATCCCACTGAGCAGACGTGAGCGTTCCGCACGAGATACATGGTAAGTCGCGGTCTCTTTCTCTGATGAAGGCGTTTACGGCTTGTTGGGCTTGTTTAATCCAGTAACTGCGGGGCTTTAAGGCGAGTTTTCGAATCTTAAGTTTATCTTTCTGTTTCTGCTCCTCTCGTCGTCGTTTCTTCTCTGCTGCCTTTTCCGCTTTTTCGCGTTCTTTGCTTCGTCGTTCGAGTGCTATCTTGGTTCCACACTCTGGAGAGCACCACCACTGATTAGCGAATGCAGGGTGAAACCATTCCCGACATTCTTCGTTTTTACATCGTCTTCGCGCTGGTTTAGCCATCGTCTTCTTCCTCGTACATTGAGCTATTCGGATCGCTCATCAGTTCTGCGCAGCAATCGGAGCACACGTGAACTTCAAGCACATGCAGCTTCTGACCGCAGTTAGCGCACGTTAAAGCTCGCTCGACGCTTTCTTTCTGGTATTGAAGGGATTGGGATGGGCTAAGCATTATTGGATTCTCTGCATCATGAGAAAGACAATCATGGCGGCGCGGAGGGGATTTTCATGTATAGCTCGCTTAGATTTACAGTAGGCCACACCGCGTGCACCCCACTCGTCTTCATCGAGATTGATAATGCTAATCCTGTATTTTTCAATAATCGGCCATGCGTCTGCTGGGTTTGCGCATGGGTTAAAGGATCCGCGCTCAACTTCTACTTCAACTGCGTCTCCGTTTACAATGTCTCCCTCAAATGAGACAAACACCATATCGCCATTCTCACCTTCTTTGTAATCCGGTGATCCGTTATGAATGGCTTCGAATACCGCCACGTTAATTTCAAAATCACTTAACTGTGAATAATCCATTGTCATTTCCTCGCACGATGTCTTAGCCACCGGATATCCCACAGGTGAGCCGTGTAGTTGAAGGTTTTTACGTCAGATTCTTTTGGGATTGGCTTGCGTTTATTTCTGGAGCGTTTCGTTGGAAGGTATTTGCAGTTTTCGCAGATGATGTCGGTGAAACTTCGTCGCTGTCGCCTCATGCCGCCCTCCTGACGCCCTGCCCGATCGCCATCAATGCCGCTTTGGATACGGTAGTAAACATCCGTCGAGGACTGATGAACGGTCGCCAAATCAGCAGCATGGAGCCTTTGCTGTTTCCCTTCTTCTCCAGCCCTGTCGATGGTTCGATAAAATTAATCCGTCCATCAGTGATAATGCGAACTTCGTCGACACTCTCCAGAGCCTTGCTGAACCATCCGACTGACATATCCTCTGGCACAAGCATAACTACCGTCTGTCGCTGTTGTATGCACTGCTCAGCGGCTTTTTCCACCCACGGCCTGATATTGCTGTACGGTGGGTTATTCCAGATTGCACCGTGGCTTATCCACTCAGAATTTAGCGCGTCGTCGGCCTCAGTTAACCAGTGAGCGCACAGAGCATTTTTGTCGCTCGCTGCCGAATCCAGCCAGAATCCAAACTCAATATCCAGTGCATCAAAAAGCCAAAGCGGCGTTTGCCAGCAGTCCTTGTCGTGTGCTGGCGTATTTGATTTGATAGTCATGCAGCCCGTCTCCCCATCGCGCTTTCCATTCGAGAGCCAGTCGCGCTTCGTCTGACCACTTAACGCCACGCTCTGTACCGAATGCCTGTATAAGCTCTAATAGCTCCGCAAATTCGTTTACACGCATCCTGCTGGTTGACTGGCCTATTACCACAAAGCCATTCCCGGCAAGGTTAGGAACAACATCCTGCTGCTTTAATGCTGCGGTAAACACACACTTCCAGCTTTCTGCATCCAGCCAGCGACCATGCCATTCAACCTGACGAGAGACGTCACCAAGGCAAGCCCAAAGCTTTCGGTTCTGGTCTAAGCTGCGGTTGCGTTCCTGAATGGTTACTACGATTGGTTTGGTTGGGTCTGGAAGAATTTGCTGTACTGCGTGAATAGCGTTTTGCTGATGTGCTGGAGATCGAATTTCAAAGGTTAGTTTTTTCATGACTTCCCTCTCCCCCAAATAAAAAGGCCTGCGATTACCAGCAGGCCTGTTATTAGCTCAGTGATGTAGATGGTCATCAGAATCCTCCTTTCTTCTTGGACTGCGGTTCCTCGCGTTCACGGCGGCGCATTTCAGCAGACTGTTGGTCTGTGTCATAAATAGCGCCATTTGCCTGAATGCAATACACCGTGCCGGTATTGCCATGACGATTGAGGCGAAGGATTAGTTCGGTTTCACCAGGAGGAACGCTGTCATCAAAAGCGCCTTCACGATGGATCCCCACCCAATAATCGCAATCCTGTTCAATCTGCCCTGTATCTCGTGAGTCACTTGGTAATGGGCGTTTATTGGTTCGGCTTTCCAGTGCGCGGTTAAGCTGTGTCAGAAGCACAACAACGCAATCAAGCTCTTTGGCAAGGTTCTTCAGTCCTTTGGTGATCATGCCGTAAGCAAGGTCGTTGCGATCGGCCTTCTCAGCGGTCATTAGTGTCAGGTAATCGACCAGAATCATGCCAACACATCCTTTTTCTCGCTTGATTCGACGGCTTTCGCTGACGATTTGAGCCAGAGATAATCCCGGCGTGTCGTCGATGTAAAGCAGGTCGATTTCACTCAAGCGATTGGCTGTTTCGATCGCCCTGTTGAAGTCACCATCGTAATCACCCTGATAGCCGTCATCAGCGTCATTTGTCGCCGGAAGGTAAAAAATATTCGGGTTAACACCTGACTTCTGTCCTACCAGCTTTTCCAGTATCTGGTCGCCTGGCATTTCAAGACTGAACATCAGAGCGGGCTTTTTCTCATGCACTGCGCAGTTGATTGCCATCTGGCTGTATAGCGTCGTTTTCCCCATCTTAGGGCGAGCGCCAATGACGAACAGAGAGCCTTTCACCAGACCTTTCGGTGACAGCATCCTGTCCAGAGATGGGATCCCTGTGCTCATTCCTCGTTGTTCGCCTGACGGGTCAAATCGCTTCTCAAGGTCGCTAACCCAGTCTTCCATGACCTCACCAAATGAGCGAAGGCCTCGACGCGATCCGGTTTTTGCATGGTCTGTCAGTTGCGTGAAAATCGCCTGAATAGCTTCGTACTTCTGCGTTGCAGTCATTCCGTTGCGGGAATAGAGCAATTCCGTCGCTTCAGTCATGCGGTTGATGGCGTAGCGTTCCATTGCGGTTTCGCGAACCTGCATTGCATAGGCAACGATGTTTGCGGCGCTCGGCGTGTTCTTTGCGATCTCAGCGATATAAGCAAAACCGCCAACAGACGCCGTTAACGATTTACGCTCCAGTTCATCGAAAAGCGTCAGGCCATCTACTGGCTTTTGCTCCCGGTGCATTCTGGTTATTTCTTCGAAAAGGATTTTGTGTGGTCGGCTGTAAAATGAATCGGGCTTCAGCATCGCCAGAACTTTCTGGACGCGCTCACTGCTGTCATCATCCAGAAGCAATCCACCAATCACCGCCTGCTCTGCCTCGATGCTATGGGGCGGCGCATAAAAATTATCGGTCATCGTGTTCACCCTCACGAACTTTCAGGTAGGTATTGTCGTTAAGCAGGAAATCAAATCCCTTTTTGTGCCAGACGGTTCCGCGTTGATGGTTTGGGCGTTCTTCGAACATCCATCGGCAATTTTCGCCTACGTAGATCAAATAATTTCTCCAGTCCTGCATCGTGAACCCATGCCCGTCAAGCTGGCGGGTTATCACTCCGGCTTTGCGCCAGAACGTTCGGATCTGGTTTTTACGCTTGTCATTCAGTGCGCGGATTTTTGGCGCTTCAGGAAGGATTTCGTGGTAAGCATCGACAACATCCTGACAGCTAACGGAAGGTTTTTTCTTGTCAGACTTTTTGTCTACTGTGGCACTCTCTAATACGTCAGTATTAGAGATAATATTATTATATTCTTTATCTGTGGTAATTTGCTGGTAATCTGCTGGTACAGTATTGCTTACAGGCATTGGTATTGCTGGCTTTGAGGTGGTAATTTGCTGGTAATCTGCTGGTACAAAATTTGACTGATAATCGTCATATTTCTCTACCGAGAAAACTGAGAATTTACCGTGTGAAACCCAGTCAATCATGCCGAGTTTTTTGAACTTTCTAAGCAGGTACTGAACGCGATCTGGTTTGAGTCCTGTTTCAAACGCCAGAGAGTTTCTACCGCCAAGTAGCTTCCCTCTGCCTACCAGAATTTCTCCTGCGTCAGTCATTACATACTCAGGCGTATGCTTTGCTTTGAGGATTAAGTGAACCCACAGATGCGCTGCTTCTGCATCCTTGTAAAACGGCACATCCATAATTTTACGGTGCAGCAAGGCATACCCCTTACCGCTGCTTTGATGCGGTTGTTGTAGCCTTCTGGCCTCTCTGGCTTCGGCTAGATTAGATATGTTACTCATGACCTTTCTCCTTCTGCATCAGCTTCACCTTTTCCAACTCAGCCCGGAATCGACCAGGCTGCTTGAAGCTGGACAGGAAGCGATCACGTAGTATGTGTTTGTGAATTTTGTCCTGGTAAGGACTGAGTTGTTTTGTCATAATTACTCCTGTGGATTGATCCAGTAATTCCCTCAGAATTGCATATCAATTTGCTTAAAATCCTCGGTGGCGGCCGGGGATTTTTTCTTTGTGATTTCATCAAGCGCATACTTAAAAGCCCTGCTAATCGGACTGATGTCTGATGCCATTCCGAAAGCACACAAGACCGAAGCAATAAATCTCCAGTCCGTTCTGCTTATCTTCGATTCATGACAGCCAATCATCTTTGCCAGACCGCGCTGGGTAAGCGTTGACAGGTTGATGAGTAAATCAGTTTCAGCGCGATCAATTTCTCGCTGTGTTGGCTTGCTGTAGCTTGCTTGTGCCATTTGTTAATTTTCCTATATTGATATTGAGTTATAGCGGCACACCCAATGGATTTGCCGCTGATGTTTGCTCACCCGGTTAGAGGTGAAAGGCCATGACTGTTAAAGAGCGGGTACTGCTTAGGCGGCTTTGTTACTGGATGGAGGGAAAACATCATCCAAAGAACATTGGCACCCTAACTTCCTGAGGCCTTCTACGATCATTCGGCAATCGTTAAGGCCAGGAGTACGGATATTCAGCTCATAGTTGGCGATGCGGGATTGCCCCCAACCAATTGCCGAAGCTAGTACAGCTTGCGAAACTCCGATTTTTTTTCGCTGCTGGGCAATTTTGTTCATTGCGGTCTCCCTAGCATTAATCACACACCCATTACACACAATTTGTGATTAACAGTCAACCTCAATTCGTGTACAGAGTTCAATCACGTTGCGTGTTACATTTAAGGGATGAAAACGATGCATGAAATTATCGGGGAAAGGATAAAGTCCCTTAGAGAAGCTAAAGGACTTAGCCAGGCTCAATTGGCCAAGCTTTGCGGCTGGGCTGCGCCTTCACGCCTGGGGAACTACGAGTTAGGAACAAGAAAGGTTAGCGCGGATGACGCGCTGGTTCTTGGGGCGGCACTCGGCGTATCTCCGGCAAAAATAATGTTTGGCGAGGATTCAGACGCCGTATTTCGCCAATATGAATACCCGTTATTTTCTTCAGTGCAGGCCGGGCCATTTTCGGAGGTGGGAAGCTACACAGCCAGCGATGCAAAGGCATGGGTCCCAACGACCACAAAAGCCAGCGAAAAAGCTTTCTGGCTTGAGGTGAAGGGGCATTCAATGACGGCGCCTCAGGGGGTTCGTCCAAGTTTTCCGGAAGGCATGCTGATACTCGTTGATCCGGCTGAGCCGGTAGAGTCTGGGGATTTCTGCGTGGCTTCTGCAAATGGTGATTCAGAGGCAACGTTCAAGAAGTATGAGAAGGATGCAGGGGTTAGTTACCTGGTACCTTTAAACCCGGCATATAGAACCCTGGATTGCGACCATAGCTGCCGCATCATAGGCAAGGTAGTTAAGGCGCAGTGGCCTGAAGAGACGTTTGGCTGATCGGCAAGGTGTTCTGGTCGGCGCATAGCTGGTAATCCAACTTTTCCCTGTTCTTTTTATGCAAATTAATCTAATGAAATTGAAAAGATTTTTACCTATTTTGTTGGTTCAGGAGAACATAAGTGAGCGATAAACAAGAAGTTACCTTAGCACATATCAATGATGTGCTGGAGTCCAAAAATTATATTGAAACTAATGCTGATGGGGTTGTAACCATCGGAACGGATAACAATGGCTACGAAGTTTTTAACTTCGTTTTTCTCAATAGCACCCCTGTCATCGGCCATATGAATGGCGAAATCGCAGTGGCAGGAATGCAGCGCACTAAGGTTGCGTCCGTGACTTTAAGTAAACAGAAGGCCTTCGATTTCTATCAGTCCTTGAAAAGCATGTTCGAGGAATAAAAGCTGATGAATGCAGCTCAATCATCTTTGGATGAGGGAAAGCTAGTAATTGCTTACTCTGATAAGAATGGCTCTACAGTAGGGCTGGAATTTTCTTCTGTAGCATCAAGCCAAGCAACGCTCTTGATGAAAGCTTGTTCTGTTGCTGCTTCAGATAAAGAAAAACGGATTGTCACATCGGTTGTGATGGATGATACTGAGATCATTCAAACAACAAGTGATGATGGAGGCGACGACATGGATAAGCGATTAGCAGTTCTTGAAGCTGAAGTTGCGCACATCAAGAGCAGCATGGCAGGAATTAAAGAGGATACCCGGAAAATATCTTCTGATTCTACTGACGCCAAAAGAGACACCGCTGTACTTTTACAGAAGAGCCTGGATTTTGATGCTTCATTATCTAAGAAACCATCGGTTGACTACTTTGAAGCTAAATTTTCCGCTTTGGAAACCAAGATAGCAGATGTAAAAGTATGGATGCTCGGGGTTCTCCTGGCCTCGCTTGCTATGCCAACTATATTTTTCCTAATAAACTTGTACCTTAAGAAAGGTCAGTAATTTAGCAAATCCGGCCACCGAGCCGGGTTTTTTATTGCCCGCCGATCACTATCAGGACAGCACCTGCCCGCCGGTCCAAACTATTGATTAAATTACTATAATTCTTAATACAACTCCCATATCCCGCCATCTCGCCACCACCCCATTCGCTCGTTTTTCGAACTTTTCAGCACCCATCCTGCTGTTGTCACCGACTTAAGTAAGCAAAACCATCGCGGGTAAAACTATTTACACAAAAAAATCATACACATAACGTGTCACACCTTTATTTTACACATTTTGTGATTGACCATTAAATCACAATATGTGACTATCATTTCCATCAGCAGGACGCTGAGACGCCACAAGGAACAGATTGGCAGGCTCTTTAACATCGACGGACTCTCAACCTAACCGTTGAGACCAGAACTTGAGTGGTTTTGGGGATGGCGCGAATTGCAGCTGCAAGACAGCGATCGAGAAGATAAGCACCTCGACGCGTCATGCGCCAAAGCCACTTAAAGGAGACCATCATGGTAACCATTGTCTGGAAAGAATCCAAAGGTACGGCAAAAAGCCGCTACAAAGCTCGCAGAGCAGAACTTATTGCCGAGCGACGCAGTAATGAAGCACTGGCGCGAAAAATTGCGCTAAATCTCTCTGGTTGCGTCAGAGCAGACAAAGCAGCATCACTCGGAAGCCTTCGCTGCAAGAAGGCAGAAGAATGCAGTGGAAGTATTTGCCTGCCAAACGTAGCCATTTACTCGGCAGGCTACCGGAAATCAAAACAACTGACAGCCAGGTAAGTGATGAATCAGACATACATTCCATCATGCTTGAGAAATCTGCCAAAGCAGAAAGCAAAGCCCCGCAAGCAAGCCATAAAGGACGCTAAGGCAGAGGTTATTGATCAAGCAATACAATTGCTCAGGGAGGAGTTAAGAAGTGGCAAGCTCGAAGGAATGATGATGCCCTATCAGCGCGGATATCTATCGGCGATTAGTAAGTTGGAAGTATTGAAGAGTGAATTATGAACTATCTGGAATTTCCGGATGGTTCATTGTTTTGGCAGCAAAGCACTTATTTGAGAGGAATTAATATGTCATCAATCCGCTTAACTACGAGAATGAAAGAGGAAATCGCTCGTAACGCTTTAATTAAGTCTGGGGTTTTCACTGAACTTGAAGAAGTAACAAAGTTAAAGAACCAGCTTGCACTTGACGCCAGAGTTATTGCGTTTGGCGGTAAAAAGAAAACTGAGGAAGTGGATCAGTTATCATCCAAGTTGGTAGCTATAAGTGAAGAACTTGAAAAGATGGGATGTTCATTTTACTCATACGATGTTCGTTCTACTTCAATTTATCTGACTGTATCTGGCAGAAGGGTTGGATGGCATTCATATGGGAAAGACGGCAACGGCGAAGATATATTGCTCCCTACTCCGACCAAAGATAAATGCATGTTTGACGCAGAACACGAAATAACAAAAAGGTTTGATGAAATCTGCGCATTGCAACAAAAACTTGAAGCCAAGAAAAAGGATATCGAATCAAATGTATGGGCTGCTTTGAACTCAGTCACAACAGTTAAGCGACTTATTGAAGTTTGGCCTGAAAGCAAAGAATTGCTACCAAAAGAAGCAGACAAAGCAAGTACAGCACTTCCTGCTTTACGGGTAGAAGATTTGAATAAGATGATTGGACTTCCTTCCGAGGCCGCATAGTCGGCCTTTATTTTTGGCATAAACAACAGAATAAACACTGCACTGTGTATTCATTCCAACGAGTGAATACACGGAGCAATGTCGCTCGTAACTAAACAGGAGCCGACTTGTTCTGATTATTGGAAATCTTCTTTGCCCTCCAGTGTGAGGGCATTCTTTTTGCCTGGAGGAGATATGAGTAACGCATTGCAAATAAGCATTATTAAAACCGACGCTGGTAAATGTTTTATCACTGATTGCACAGCAAAGGACGGTTATCACTACCAGTACCATCAATCTAAAATTGCTGATCTCCTATTTGACGGAGTTAAACCCAAAGCCAGCTTTCACAAAAACTGGTTTGAAATTGAACATTACCCTGAAAAGGTTGAGAGAATTATCTCTGGTGAAAGAATTAATGTTCGCTACGAGCTTAAAGATGCTGAACTTGAGAGTAAAAAATACCCTTTGACACTTAGTTACAATGAGCGTGACGCAGTGGACGAGGATATCAGAGGCTCTCTTTATGAATACAAATACGATACTGCACCTGATTACACCTCTCCAGTTGACGCTGAATTCACATTAGTATGTGAGGTTGAAAATTTTCGTGACGCACCAGAATTTAATTACTCTGCAATTAGGCATGTTGGGTTCCGGGAGGAGAGGTACGTTGTAAAAAACATAAACGTAAAACACTCTCTTGTTGACTGCATCATAATTCCTGAGCCTTTGCGGGCTAACAGCCCTTGTGAAATTTCATCAAAAGAAATGTATGACATTGTACGCCAGCACGTAAAAGATAACATCGACAACAAACTGGCTAGAATAACAAGTGATTACGCATTTTGCTTTACCGTTAAAAAAATAATACCGCTCCTTAAGCCTCACACATATTCATATCAGGATATTTTTGCCAGAACCAAGAAGCAAAGAGCAAAGTTGCACTTTAAGACTGACACGGTGAAAGAAATTGAAATTTTCCAAATGACACATGACCAAGAAAATTACAAAGGTTATACGGCGATTAAAGGGTTCAAAGCCAATAACGAATGGGAGCTAAAGGAAATGATTGATAACTTCCTTACGACGCTTATGGATACCATTCACGCGCCAATAGAGCAATGCTCATGCTGTTGCGGTACAGGCTACACGCAAGACATCAAATAGCCGCCTGAGCGCGGCTTTACCGCATACCAATAACGCTTCACTCGAGGCGTTTTCGTTATGCAATCAAACAGAAGGAGCATCCTATGCAACAGTTCGCTATTGCAGGGGCGGCATCGGTTCGCCCTTTCAACCCGATTTTATCGGTACAGCATTCACGAAAAAATATTTTAACCGGAGCAGACTTTAAACAACCAAGAATGAAAAGCTTGCTCGAAAAGCTTTGGGATATTTTGAAACAACAAGGCCGTCCATGAGTTTTACAGATAACTGGTCAGACGAAGAATTCATTCGTCAGATGAAAGAATTAATCGGTAACGAAGGAGATATTCATGTCACTTGCAACCACAGTGAAGGAGAGCAAGTTACAGAGACGCATGTACACACAGAAAGCTCTCTGGTATCGCCATAATGGCGACCGCGAAGGAATGCGGGTATGCCTTAATTTGTCCCGAGTCGAAGTATTAAATCAGCGTTATTTCCTTGGGCCATGTCCATTCTGAGAACAGTCATATGAGCAAAGAATTTTACGCAAGACTGGCAGCCATTCAGGAGAATCTGAACGCGCCAAAAAATCAGTACAACTCATTCGGTAAATATAAATACAGAAGCTGCGAAGATATTCTTGAAGGCGTTAAGCCGTTACTGAATGGTCTGTTTTTATCAATCAGCGATGAAGTTGTGTTGATTGGTGATCGGTATTACGTGAAAGCCACGGCAACTATTACCGATGGCGAAAACAGTCATACGGCAACCGCTCTTGCACGAGAGGAAGAAAGCAAGAAAGGAATGGATTCTGCACAAGTTACGGGAGCTACAAGCTCTTATGCACGCAAGTATTGCCTCAATGGTTTGTTCGGCATTGATGATGCAAAAGATGCAGATACCGACGAGCATAAACATCAGCAGAACGCAGCAGCAAAGCAATCAAAACCATCACCTACACCTGAACAGGTTCTAAAAGCATTCACTGACGCAGCATTGCAGAAAAACACCGTAGAAGAGCTTAAACAGGCGTTCGCCAAAGCGTGGAAGATGCTCGAAGGCACACCTGAGCAGCACAAAGCGCAGGACGTTTACAACATCAGACGAGACGAATTAGAAGGAGCGGCTGCTTAATGGCACATTCGATTACTGTAAGACTAAACAAGCCCGCAAGAGAGTTTCAGGCCGGGGAAAATATCGGATTCAATATCCGTGCTGGCGTTCAGTATTACGATCGCCAGACAAAAAAGAAAGAATGGACAAACTACAGCGCCGTTGTATTTGCCAAGCCGGGAGCGCAAGCGGATTACTACCGTAGTGTTCTTGTTGAAGGTGGCATTGTAGAAATTACCGGAGAAAACATCAGGGTTGATGTTTATCAGGGGCAAAATGGTCAATCAATCACTCTTGAATTACTGAATGCAAAGATTGGATTTGCAACTTCAGGAAACAGCCCGCAGCAGCAAAGTAGTAACCAGCAGAACACTCCTGTATACGACGATTCCATCCCATTCTGATTTAGAAAAATAAGGATTCCATTATGCCAGCGCCTCTGTATGGTGCGGATGACCCGCGCCGCTGTTCCGGCAATTCCGTATCGGAGGTGCTGGATAAATTCAGGAAAAACTACGATCGGATAATGTCGCTACCGCAGGAAACGAAAGAGGAAAAGGAATTTCGCCACTGTATATGGCTTGCAGAGAAAGAAGAACGCGAGCGAATTTACCAGACATCAATCCGACCATTCCGCAAAGCCACATATACCCACTTCCCTGAAATTGACCCGCGCCTGCGTAATTACCGCTCACGTTATGGCGCTATCAGTAATGACTGAGAAATTTACCATGAGAGGACTTGCATACAATCCCGGCATTCTTCCGGCAGAAATGATTATTCGCCAACGCGTAAAGCCAATGCCATCGAGAGAGGAATTGCTTAAGAGAAATAGTTTCGGCTCTGTTAATGACAACAAATATCTGAATGCAATGTGGCGGAGTGGGAAGAAATGAAACAAATGTCACTAATTGAGATGGATGGTTTTCTGAAAGGTAAATGCATCCCCCGAGATTTAAAGGTTAACGAAACAAACGCTGAATATCTGGTGCGTAAGTTCGGTGAACTTGAATCAAAACTAGAAACGGCGTTGCGGGAGTGTCGTTCTGCTGGAATCACGATTGATAACCTTGAGGCCAAGTGCGCGGCGCTGGATGCTGAAAAAGAGAAATTCGCTGTCGAATGCGCAGCAACAAAGATCGCCATTGCGTATCTGAAATCAGGCCGACAGGACTTTTCACTTAACACCACAGCAACCGACGCCTTCCTGGCTGAAGTGCTGGCGCAGGGGGTAGAGATGTACGCAGATAACCTCGACAACGGAGCAGACGACGCAGAACGAGGTGGTTTTGATTATGCCGTTAAGTTTCTACGCAGTGAAGCGTCTGGTGTACGTTTGTTCGCCGCTGAGCTTCGCAAAGGAGGCAACCAGTGAGCAAGATTGACTATCAAGAACTGCGCGAGGCGGCGGAACAGGCAACGCAAGATGAATGGGTAGCATATATTTTGCCGGGTCATAACGGCATTTATCCTGCGCGCACGTCTGAGGGTAGGCATTGCGGATACTTTATTGACTGGCCTGGCGTCTGTCAGGGGCGGGAGAGCATCAGCATCAGAACCTACGCAGTGAATTGCAATGACGCATGGCTAAACACCGAAGGTGATGACATCTCCGGCTCATACGTTAAGTACAAAGACCATCAGGAAGTGGTTGCAGCTCTTGAAGCCAAGTGCGCGGCGCTGGCAGCGGAGAATGCGGGAATAAAGTTTGCAATTCCAGAATCACGGGATATTGAGGATGACAATGACAATATGGATGACGTATCTCTCGCGGAAGACTTCGGGTTCAATCATGCAATAGAACGGATGAGGAGACAGATACCTGAAACGCCAACCACTGATGCTTTCCTGGCTGAAGTCCGGGCGCAGGGGGTGGATGCTGCTATAGAAGCTGCAAAAAATCTGGTGGCCCAAGAATATGAGTGTAAGGATTTCAAAGCGGCGCAGAGTGATTGCTGTATGCACCCTGGTTCAGACCTGGTAGGGAAGGTTGAAATGACTGAGTGGTTAGTTGACTTTGCTGCCCAGCTTCGCAAAGGAGGCAATCAGTGAGCGAAATTAATTACCAGGCACTGCGTGAGGTGGCGCAGAACGCGAAAGATTTAGGTGGGATTAAGAATTACAAGCGAGGCGAGCAAGCTGTTGCCGAATTTGAGTCCCTGATAACGCCACACATTGTGCTGGCGCTTCTGGATGAACGGGAAAGAAACCAGAAATACATCAAAAGCCGCGATCAGGAGAACGAGGATATTGCGCTAACGGTAGGGAAGCTGCGCGTTGAGCTTGAAGCAGAAAAACAGCGGGCAAAGGTTCTATTTATGGAAAATGCTCGGCTTAAGTCAGGCATAGCCGGTCTGATACACCTCGGTATTCGATATGCAGATGTTGAGGTCATGAAAATTGCTGGAGATGCCCAGCTTTCTACCCCATGCACTGACAGCATCATAAACAGCATTGCAACAGGCATTCGCATCAAAGGAGAGTGAGATGACCACTATTACCAAAGATCGACTGCTGACAATCAAGCAGTGGCGAGAAACATACGGACCGGGTAGCAACGTTGTACTGCCAGCAGAAGAAGCGGAAGAACTGGCACGGATTGCACTGGCATCGATCGAAGCGGAGCCTGTAGCGTGGAAATGGCGGCTTACTAGTCTTTTTGACGGTGTGCAGATTGGCCCGTGGCGGGTGTGTCTTGCGCCACTATCACCCGGCAAGGGGGATGGGTGCAAGACAGAAGCTATTCCACTTTACACCGCCCCGCCAGTACCGGTAGTACCTGCTGCATTACCTGAGAACGACGATGAGGACGGGCATGACATTGATTATCTTGAGCCATCTGAAGTTTACGCGCTTGGGCGAACATCTGGCTGGAACGCCTGCCGCGCTGCCATGCTTCATAGTGCCGAACCTGTAAGCCAGGCTTACAAGTTGAACGCGCTGGCTGGCAACTCTCCGGTAACTCCGGATGGTTGGATAAGCTGTAGTGAGCTAATGCCAGATGATGGTCAGCACGTAATTATTTTATGTGATGGCGCATTCGTTCTTTATGCGCAATATCGAGACGGAGAGTTTTTCGATATTGTCCGCAATGGTGATGAATTTTTCGAAACACAGAGTCGCAATGTTACCGACTGGATGCAACTACCAGAACCTCCCCTTTGATAGCTAAGCTTATACATATCTTTTACATCAGCAATCTATTGTTAATCTCCAATCAATGTTACGTTGTCATCTCTCTCATGCTTTGGAGGTAGTGATATGTCTTGTCCAAAATGCGGTTCTGGAAATATTGCAAAAGAAAAAACAATGCGTGGATGGTCTGATGATTATGTGTGCTGCGATTGCGGATACAACGACTCTAAAGACGCATTTGGAGAGCGTGGTAAAAACGAGTTTGTCAAAATTAATAAAGAACGCGAAGGTAACGAAAAAAGCTAATTTATTTATTCATATATGAAAACAATGTAACCAATATTCGAATTGAAGAACTGAAAGAACACCAAGCCGCCTGATGGCGGTTTTTTATTGGAGACAAGAAATGTCAGATTTGGCTATGAAGGTTTTGAAATGGCAATCGACTGGCGATGTCGGCATCAGTAGCGCAACTCTTGCCTCAATCGCATGTGGACTGAAAAAGAATATCTATGGTCATCACTTCGGCGCTCCACATGACGCAGCCGATTTCCGGCGATGCGTTGCACTTGTTGAGCAGATTCCAGAAATCAGAGATTCATTCGACAAGGTTGCAAAGCGCGTTCCGGCATTCAAAGGCATCCTCAACGAATGGGATTCTCTCGTTGCTCTGTTGAAGTCTGAAATGAAGATACACGGAAACAAAGCACCAGAGACTTACAGAAGAATTAGCGAGTTACGCAAGGACTAACCCGCCTCACACTCGATGAGGCCTGTTCATTGCTCAATGATATCCAGACCTACCATCGCCGCATCAATGCGGTTTTTTATTGCCTGATTTGCAGGTTCGATTCCCTATTCGGAGATAGCACCCATGCAACACGAATTACAGCCTGATTCACTGGTTGATTTGAAATTCATCATGGCCGATACTGGCTTCGGTAAAACCTTCATCTATGACCGGATTAAGTCCGGAGACCTGCCTAAAGCCAAAGTTATCCACGGGCGAGCAAGATGGTTATATCGTGACCATTGTGAATTCAAAAATAAGCTCTTAAGCCGCGCCAATGGGTAAAATAGCGGGTAAAATATTTCTCACATCTAAAAAACACCATTCTAATCAACCCCCTGCCGCCTCAAGTAGATGTCTGCAGGGGACACCAGATACCCTTCAAACGAAATCTACCTTCACCCCGTAAAAGATGGGTTTGGCAGCACACTTGCCTTATATCTACTCATTTTTACTGCAACAGGTTGAAATCTCAGCACTGTCAGAAAGCGCTGATGACTAAACAGCCCTGGGCCGGGCGATGTAACCATCACACAGAATCCTGATAGCGAAATATGGCGTGACTCGATACTTCACTCCGCAATGCATTCCTTGATGAATTCGCAGGACCGTGATACACGGGACAGGTCACTGAATGACGACAATGTCCTGGAAATCAGCGAACCGCGCATCTGAAGTACATTTGAGCGACTGTACCAGAACATGAATGAGGCGTTTGGATTAGGCGATTATTAGCAGGGCTAAGCATTTTACTATTATTATTTTCCGGTTGAGGGATATAGAGCTATCGACAACAACCGGAAAAAGTTTACGT